AAACTAGGCTTTTCTAGTTCTTTTTGCAAAAAGGAAAATATTATGGGTTATGGTATGAAAGGTGAAAGCGGCGAACGCTTTCCAAAAGGTGTTAAATCAAGCGACCGTACAGGCGAAAAACGTGAACCACGTGAAACTGGCGTAAATTCCACAAAATTTATGCCTGGCGCTACTGGTGAAAAGATTCCTAAAGGCGCAACATCAAGCGATACAACTGGCGAACGTCATGCAAAATCATTTGCTGGTGGCGTTGCTCTTGGTATGGAAGATGGAATGGGCGGTCGTGAAATGCACATGGGCAAACACGATGGCCGTTTAGGTGAGTTTAATCATGGCAATACTGGTGAATCCGTATGCTATGACCATAAGCGCGCTGGCCACGACCAAGACGATATGTAATTATGGCTGGGTTTACTGCCAATCTAAATCCCTCATCTAGTAATCAAACTAGCTTGGGGGACTTATTAAAGACCAGCGCATACGTTAAAGATGCACAACGGGCAATGCAAGTCCAAAAAGCTAAAGCAACGCCGTGGAATGACAAGTCGATGCAAAGCGGCAAAGACATTTCATTTACCGCTGGTTCAGGCAGTCAAGCACCAACAGACCCAAATTATTACGCAGATTAAAGCGAAAAGCCCTAGCACGTGAAGGTAAACTAGGGCCTTTCTAACCAACCAACTATTAAGGAGTTGATATGGCTGATGTAGATTTTATATTAAAACCGATGGGCGACAAAATCGTTGTCCGTCCGGATAAACGCATTTTAAGTTCTGTAATCATTGTTGAAAACAAAGAAGCAGACAATATGGGTACCGTAGTAGCCGTAGGACCAGGCAAAAAGCTACCTAATGGCCGCCGTGAAGCCATGCCAGTTAATGTTGGCGACCATGTTCGATTTGGAACTATGAGTAAAAACGCCCAAGATGAATACCTTAAATTTCAAGAATACTTTACTAACGGTGAACGTTATCTTATTATGTCCTGGCAAGACGTATGTTTCTTAACGGAAGAAGATTATGCTGAAAAAAATACTGAACTGGTTTAAATCCGAAGCTGAAAAGTATGCGGAAGATACAAAAGTAATTGATTTTCCACTTGATAAAGCTAAAAAGCGCCCACAAGTACGTAAAGCAACCACCCGAAAGGAAAAAGATATGCCATTAGTAAAATCAGCAAAACCAGCCGCATTTAAGAAAAACGTGGCCACCGAGGTCAAAGCCGGACGTCCCGTTAAACAAGCAGTAGCAATCGCATATAGCGAAAAACGTGAAGCAAAAAAAAAGAAAGGTAAGAAAAAATGAATTTAAACGACTTAAAACTAACATTTGACCATTCAGTACAGGAAATGGAAGTAATCCTTCAGGGATTGCGTAAGCTTCCTATTGAAGTGGCCCTAGAAATCCATAACAAACTGCACCTGGGCGCGAAAGCAATGGTTGATAGCCATATTGCACAAAGCATTGAAAAAGTAGCAGATACCCCAGTAGAAGCACCAGCACAAACTACTACTGAAACACCAGTAGCAACTGACGGTAGCGCACCAGCAGAACCACCACAAGCGTAACTAAAGAAGGCTTTACAAATCATGGACATGGAAATCGATACGAATAATTCAAGAGGGGGTCAAATTGGCAATCAAAATGCTAAGAAGGGCAAACTTTTTTATGACCGTATTCGCATGGATTTGATTCAAGACCCAACCAAGTTAGCTAATATCGTTAAAAAGCTTATTTCACTTGCAGAATCAGGTGAAGCATGGGCAGTAAAGGAAGTAATGGACCGTGTAGATGGAAAGGCTATTGCAACGCAAGAAGTCACCGGTCCAAATGGTGCAGAACTTAAAACTGGTGTTCAGATAACTTTTGTGGACCCTGATGGAACCGTCACAACAGATTAAAGATGCCATTGCCAGGGAACGGTTTCCGGCCAAACTAAAGTGTTTATTTGAACCCAAGCAAATTCGATACAGAATTTTGTACGGTGGGCGCGGCGGCTCAAAATCTTGGGGAATTTCTCGCGCCCTTTTAATCAAGGGTATTAAAGCGCCTATTCGTGTGCTATGCGCCCGTGAGTTCCAAACCAGTATTAAGGATTCGGTACATAAGCTATTAAGCGACCAAATCTATGCTATGGGATTAGAAGCCCATTATGAAATCACCCAAAATACTATTCGTGGTATCAATGGTTCAGAATTTATCTTTGCTGGCATTAAAAACAACATTAACGGCCTAAAATCTATCGAAGGAATAGACATTTGCTGGGTAGAGGAAGCAAATAACGTTACTTCCCATTCCTGGGAAATTTTGGCCCCAACGATAAGAAAAGAAGGTAGTGAAATATGGGTAAGCTTTAACCCTGAACTGCCAACAGATGAAACTTATAAGCGTTTTGTATTAAATCCACCGGAAAATGCCGTAGTCACCAAACTTAATTGGAGTGATAACCCTTATTTTCCTGAAGTATTGGACATAGAACGCAGACAACTGCAAGCACGTGATATAGAAGCGTATAACAACGTTTGGGAAGGAATTCCACGTCAGACGATAAATGGTGCCATCTTTGCTAAAGAAGTCACTATGGCTGAATTACAAGGCCGTATATGCAATGTTCCATACGATGCAATGAAGGGCGTTCATATTGTGTTCGATTTGGGGTTCAACGACCATACGGCAATTTGGTATGTGCAACTGTTCCCAACTGAAACCAGGTTGATACGTTACGAAGAAGATAACCAGCAAACCATAAGCTATTGGCTGGCCAAGATTCAATCCTATGGTTACATGATTGATACGATTTGGTTGCCGCATGATGCCAAAGCCCATTCTTATCAAACTGGAATGACGATTGAACAAATTGTCCGGCAAACAGGGCATAGAACTAAAGTGTTAGATAGAGTGCCTGTTGTAGATTCTATTAACGCGGCAAGAACAATATTCCCTAAATGCTATTTTGATAGGCAAAATACGGAAGAAGGCTTACAATGTTTACGTCACTACCGGTACGAAGTTGACCCCGAAACAAAGCAATTTAGCCAAAAGCCATTGCACGACCATTACTCAAACGGGGCCGATGCCTTTCGGTACATAGGACTTATGATTAACGAACCAAGGAAAGTGGTCAAAAAGACCGTTCCACACGTTCAATCCAGTTGGATGGGATAGATTATGGCTGAATCGCAATACGATGATTATGACCCTAGAATTGATGATGCAAAGCAATTCCTACGTTTTGCGGCAGATGCCGATACCAATAACCGTTCAGAAGCATTAGATGACCTAAAGTTCGCCGGTGGCGACCAATGGCCAGTAGAAATTCAAAATAGCCGTAGCGTGGAATCGCGCCCATGCTTAACAATTAATAAAGTTGATGCGTATATCCGTCAACTATGCAATCAGCAACGCCAGCAACGCCCAAGGATGAAAGCCCACGGGATGAACAATGAAACTGACGAACAGTTAGCCGACATTGTTACTGGTATGTGCCGTCACATTGAAAATCAATCCAATGCCGACCATGCTTATGACACCGCTTATGAATCAGCAGTTCGTATGGGATGGGGTTTTTGGCGTGTAAATACACGTTATGTGAACGAAAGGTCATTTGACCAAGAAATCTGTATTGATACGATTGACAACCCATTTACCGTATATTTTGACCCTAATTCGGTGCTACCTGACGGTTCAGATGCCGAAAAAGTATTAATCACAACGGTAATTCCTAAAGAAAACTTTAGAGCCATGTACCCTGATGCCGAAGATGGTTCAGGATTTACCCAGCGTGGTACTGGTGATAGCGATGCTGAATGGGTAATGAAGGAAGATATTCGCCTGGCTGAATACTTTTATACCAAGATTGTTAATGCAGACCTAATCCTATTGTCCGATGGCACCCACGTTTATGAAGATGAAATGCCAAGCGAAAAGGTTTTAGAATCTGCCGGCATTTATGAAGTAAGCCGCCGCAGTTCATGGCGCAAAGAAATCCATTGGTGCAAGCTAACTGGTATGCAAATCCTTGAAGAAGGCAAATGGGCTGGTAAATACATCCCAATCGTGCCTACTTATGGTCAGCAATTGGTTATTGAAGGCAAACGTAAGAAATTTGGTTTGGTTCGCATGGCCAAAGACCCACAACGTATGTACAACTTTTGGGTTACATCCATTACTGAAAGCGTTGCCCTCGCGCCCAAAGCCAAATGGATTATGGCTGAAGGTCAAGATGAAGGCCACGAAAACGAATGGGCACAAGCTAATACCAAAGCAATGTCTTATCTGCGTTACAAGCAGACAGATACCGATGGCGTACCAGCACCACCCCCAATTCGCCAGGCACCGGAGCAACCGCCAGCCGGAATTATGGCCGCGGCCGCTGGAATTAATGCTGATTTGATGGCCGTAGTAGGTATTTTTGACCCATCACAACTGCCACAAGGCCCAATATCCGGTAAAGCATTACAAGGTCAACAGATGCAAGTTGACATGACTAATTACCATTATTACGACAATTTGACCCGTTCAATTGCCCATACTGGCCGCATTATTCTTGATTTAATTCCCAAAATTTACGATAAAGAACGTGTAATGCGGATTATTGGTGATGATGGCAAGCCAAAGATTGTCACGATTAACCAGCAAGGCAAAGACGAAAGCGGCATTGATAAGGTTTTGAATGACGTAACCGTTGGCGAATACGACATTGTGATGGAAACTGGCCCTGGATATAGCACTAAACGCCAGGAAGCCGTGGAATCCATGATGCAAGCCCTGACTGCTAATCCGAACCTATTTGGTCAGATTGGTGACTTGGTATTTAGAAATATGGATTTCCCAGGCGCAGAAGTCATTGCAGACCGTCTTGCTTCTATTAATCCATTGGCCAATATTGACGACCAATCCAAGATTCCGCCACAAGTTCAGATGCAAATCAAGCAAATGCAAGATGCGTTGCAACAAATGGGTCAACAAAACCAGCAATTGCAGATGTACATCAAACAACGCCAGGATATTGAAGAAGTTAAACAAGGCCATGAAGATAGACGTGCCATGCTTAACGCCCAAGTCAAGGTTAATGACCAAAATACCAGGTCAGTTACTAGCCAAAACAAGATGGAAATTGATGCCCTTATGGAACTTATCTTGCATCACATGGACACCGCAAAGCTTGAAAGAGAAATTGAAGCACGGAATAAAGAACAGTATGGTTTTGCAAATCAAGCAACTGGTAGTTTGCAACCAACTAATGTTGCACAACCGCAGTAAAGTGTTGTATAGTTAAAACAACCTACCGATGGGTTCATCGGGCAAATTCTTGGAGTGAAGTCCATGTCAGAAGCAAATGTAACAGAACGTTTGGCATCAAGCGTTGTAACAAATGATAATTCAGCAGATTTTTATGCTGGGAAACTAGGTTTAGCTACCGAAGAAAGCCCAACTGCGGCTACTGTTGAGGAAACTCCAGTAGAGCCAGCGGCCGAAGTAGGTCAGAGTGAACAAGCCCCATCGGAAGAAAATGCGACCGTAACAGAGGAACCGAAATCTAACCCCAAGTTAGAAAAACGTTTTTCTGAACTGACCAAAGCACGTAAGGCGGCCGAAGAAAATGCGGCACGTGAACGCGAAGCTAGGGAAAGTTTGGAAGTACGTTTAGCGGCTTTAGAAGGGCAACAACCAGCGCCACAAACGCAAACTGCCAATACAAAGCCACAACCTGACGACTTTCCGGATGCGTTTAAATACGCTGAAGCGTTAGCCGAATGGTCAGCAAATGAAGCAGTAGCAAGACGTGATAGGGAAGTAAGGCAACAACAAGAACAAGCTAAACAACAGGCAGTATTACAAACCTGGCAACAAAAGCTTGATTCAGTTAAAGCTGAATTACCCGATTACGAAGATATGGTTGCATCATCAACAGTTGCAGTAAGCAATGAAGTGCGTGATGCGATTTTGGAAAGTGATGTTGGTCCTAGGATTCTGTATGAACTTGCTTCAGATGATGAATTGGGCGCCAAGATTGCCGGACTATCTACCGCTAGTGCGTTAAAGCTGATTGGGAAGTTAGAAGCGAAGTTTGAAGCGAAAGCCGAAGAACCAGCTACAAGTAAGCCTGTTGCGGTGAAGTCAAATGCACCGAAACCGATTAATCCGATTCGTGGGACAGGCAGTCAAAGCGTATATACAGATGGCGAACAAATCGACTATCAAGCTTGGAAAGCAGGCCGCAAGACAGGAAAGATTCGTTAAGGTAAAAATTTAATTTACATTTAAGGAACTTGCATCATGGCAAATAATTTATTAACCATTAGCAAAATCACCAACGAAGCGTTGATGGTTTTGGAAAACGAACTAACATTCACTTCAGAAGTTGACCGTAACTATGACGACCAGTTCGCAGTAGTCGGCGGTAAAATTGGCGCAACCGTTAACGTAAGACGTCCTGGACGCTTCGTAGGTGCGACAGGTCCCGCCCTCTCGGTCGAGGATTTTAACGAAACTTCTGTACCAGTAACATTGACAACTCAATTCCAAGTTGCGACCCAGTTCACAACGCAAGATTTGGCATTGTCTTTGGATATGTTCAGCGACCGCGTATTGAAACCAGCCGTAGCAACTATTGCTAACAAAATCGACCGTGATGGTCTATTGATGGCTAAGAACAATACTGCAAACATCGTTGGTACTGCTGGTACTGCTCCAACTGGTTTGATTACTTACCTGACTGCGGCCGCTTACCTTGATTCTGAAGGTGCGCCACGTGACGGTCGCCGTTCTTGCATCGTTGAGCCATTCACTTCAGCAACTATTGTTGATAGCTTGAAAGGTTTGTTCGTTCCACAAGAAGCAATTGGCGAACAGTATCGTAAAGGCCTTATGGGTCGTGATTCCGGCGGCATGAACTGGAAGATGGACCAAAACGTTCAGGCACAAACATTCGGTAGCTACTCCGGTGCTACATTGTCTTGCAACGTTACAACTGCAACTGGATTCTTGACTTCAGGTTGGGCACAAACTTCTACCATCACTATTGGTGCTACAAGTGCGGCCGCAACATTGAACCAAGGTGATACATTCACTATCGCTGGCGTATATGCAGTTAACCCACAAAACCGTCAAGCTTATGGTTCAGGCAAACTACGTTCATTCGTTGTAACTGCTCCTGTATCTATCAGTTCAGGTGGTACTGCTTCCGTGACTGTTTCCCCAGCCGTTATTACTGCTGGTCAGTTCCAAAACGTTAGCGTAACTTCAACTGGTTCACAGACTGTTACTCCATTTAACAATACTGGTACAACTTCTTCACAAAACATCATCATGCACCGCAATGCTTTTTGCCTTGCGGTCGCAGATTTAGAATTGCCGGAAGGGGTCCATTTCGCGGGGCGCGCTTCTGATAAAGAAATTGGCTTGTCACTTCGTGTGGTTAGGCAATACACCATAAATAACGATAGTATTCCTACTCGTTTGGATGTGTTGTATGGCTGGGCGCCTTTGTACCCTGAACTTGCTTGCCGCGTAGCATCGTAAGCATTAAATAGCCGGGGGTAACACCCTGGCATTTCAACCATATTTAAGGAATAAAATCATGAGCAATCCAGGACCAGCATCAACCCAAACGATTCACCCATCAAATCTAGCTTCTAACCAAGCTATCCGTTTGTTAGGTGTATTGACTGGTGTAAACGTTAACGCTACTGGCGATAACGCAATCCCTATCCAAAACACAACTAACTTTTCTGTTAGCAACTTTATCGTTACCAATGCTTCTACAAGCTTGACAACGGCAGTTGCGGCAGTTTACCCAGCGGCTAACGCACAAGGTACTGCTATTGTTGCGGCTTCTACTGCGCTTTCAGGCAATACTGGTGCAACAGTTGTTAACCAATTGACAGTAGCTTCTACTGCTACTCAATCAACACAAAACGTATATTTCCGTGTAACTACCGCCCAAGGCGCGGCCGCTACTTGTGACGTTTATGTTTACGGTTACGACTTTAGCAACTACAACTTAACTAACCCTATTGGGGCTTAATTAAGTAAGAAGTAAAGGAAAGGCCGCCCCCAAAAAGGGTGGCTTTTTTTCTATTTAGACTTATAATTAATTATCCTCATTTAAAGGAAAAATCATGTCATCTACTACCGTTACACGTGGCAATGCCCACGAAACTTTTTATGTAGTCCCAACTTTAGACAATACGTCTAATTCATTGGCCGCAAATACTACAACTTCCGTAACTTATAGCTTACCTGGCTTACAAACTACTGATATTGTGACTGTTATTGGTTATAACGGTTCACAAACTGCCGGTGTTGTAATTGCTGAAGCTGATTGTCTAACTGCCAACGTCTTATCAATTCAATTTGGTAACTTGACTGCTACTGCTACTTTAAAACCAGCAAGCGGCGCTTACACAATTCAAGTTGTTCGTCTTGAAGGCCCAGCACCAGCAACGGCGGTTTAATCATGGCTAATACTTCCGTTTATCGTTTTATTGGACCAACAACGGCTATTACCGTTAGTGGAACATCGTCAACGGCAGTTACCATTACCCCAGGCGGCAACGACCAAATTAATTATTGTGCGTTTCTAAATACTGCTTCTACACCGGTTGCAATTACCATTAGCCCAGTTGTTCAAGGCGTTGGTTCTGCACCGGCCGCAGTATTGCCTACTGGTGGAAATAGTAGCCAATCGTTTGTATTAGGCGTATCAATGTCACAACCTACTGTTATTGCAGTTCCACAGATTTTCTCAATTACCGCAATTGGTACTTCAGGAACCCTGTATGTAATGCCAGTAGCAGACCAATCGTAAGGAAACATTATGGCAAACCCAGGCGTAGCAAATAGTTCAGTAACAAATTTACTGCCGGTACAGGCAACATTTAATACGGCTGGGGCTTGCACCGGTTTAATTGGTCCTGGCGGTGCAGTATTTTCACCACCATTAAGCGGTAATACCGAAAATCCAGCAACTTTGTCCATGGGCGGCAATTTAATTGCTACTTCAAATACATTGCCTACAATTAGTTCAGGATTTGGCACAAGCCCAACAATTACTGCGGTTAGCACATTTGTATTTAAAATTGTTGTTGGTTCGGGCGGTGCTTCAAGTGGAACAATTACGCTACCAACCGCGCCAAATGGATGGTTAGCTTTTGCCGCTGACGTAACAAGCGGTTCTACATTATTTTTACAATTAACTGGAAGCACAACAACTTCAGTAACATTTACTAGCTTTTCAGTAACAACTGGCGCCGCGGCACCAATGTCAGCAAGTGATGTAATCCTAGTTAACTGTATTGCCTATTAAGGTTTAGTATGACTACACCATCAAATTCTGCGGTACAGAATTTACTGCCAGTTCAAGCGTATTTCAACGTTGATGGCAGTTTTAATACTTTTATTGGTCAAGGTAAGCCGTTTTATGCGACTTCAAACCCTGTTCAATCAGGATTAACCATTACCAATTCCACATTGGATTCAAGTCCAATTGGAGCAACTACACCGTCAACTGGCGCATTTACTAGCTTTAGCACAACAACCGGCACGATTTCTACACAACCAAGCGGTGCAACAGATATTGTTAACTTGTTGGCGTTGCAATCTTATGCCGCTGGCATTAGCTGGAAACAACCAGTAGCTTGTGCGACTTTGACAAACATTACATTATCGGGATTACAGACAATTGATGGTTATACAACCCTTGCTGGCGACCGTGTAATAGTTAAAAATCAATCAACTGCCGCTAATAATGGTATTTATATTGCCGCTTCAGGCGCATGGACACGTTCATCTGATGCAAATACATGGAATGAATTAATTTCAGCCATAGCATTTGTGGAATATGGAACACAAGCCGGTTCTGCATGGTTTTGTACGGCAATTCCAGGTGGAACATTAGGCGTTACCGCCGTTAACTGGTCGCAATTTACAACTTCTGCAACTTATACTGCTGGAACAGGATTAACCCTTACTGGATTTCAATTTAGCATTACCCCAGTAGGAACTGCTGGTACTTATGGTTCTGCTTCTAATGTTCCAGTAATTACTACAAATGCAAGCGGTCAAGTTTCAAGCGTTACAAACACTTCTATTGCTATTAACGGCAATCAAATTACTAGCGGAACAATTGGTTCTAGCTATATTACAGGCTCATATACAGGCATTACAGGCGTTGGTACGTTAACTGCTGGCACATGGAACGCTGGAACAATTGGCGTGGCTTATGGCGGTACTGGTGCTACTACATTAACTGGTTATTTAATTGGCAATGGTACTGGCGCATTTACGGCTTCTTCAACTATTCCAACTACTGCTTTAAGCGGCACAATTACAAATGCACAACTAGCTAATAGCACTATTTCAGGCGTGGCGTTAGGCGGTAATTTAGCTAATTTAACTGCTGGTACAAACATTACTTTTAGTAGCGGAACAACTTATAACGGTTCAACTGCAATTACTATCAATGCCGCATCAACCATGGTTTATCCTGGCGCCGGTATTGCTAATTCAACTGGTTCTGCATGGGGTACAAGTTATTCCACAACCGGTACTGGTTCCGTAGTTGCTCTAGCAACAAGCCCAACATTTGTAACGCCTATATTGGGCGCGGCATCTGCTACTTCTGTAACTTCAGGAACTTTTGTTGCAAACGGAACAACTTCCGGTTCATCGTCAACTGGAGCATATAGCTATGGAACATTAAGCTATACCGACAACAACCATATTTTGACAATGCAAGCTAGTCAAAATGCTTACATTCAAATGGAAATTCAAAACACCAATACTGGTGCAACGGCTTCTGCTGACGTTGTTGTAGGCAATAACAATACTACTGCAAGTACCTATTACGGTGACTTTGGTATGAATAGTAGTGGATGGGCTGGAACTGCTGGAACAAACAGTTTTGGCGCACCAAACATGGTGTATTTGACTTCTACAACTGCTGATTTAGCTATTGGAACAACTACTGCCAACTCTATTCGTTTTGTAACAAATAGCGGCGCAGATAATGCAACTGTATCTTCTAGCGGTGTATGGTCATTTGCAAATACAATTACTGGTTCTATTAGCGGCAATGCGGCAACCGCAACAAGCGCAACAAGTGCAACATCAGCTACTAACGCTACTAATGCTACAAATACTGGCACAACAGACGATACAACTAATGCTTCTACTGTTTATCCAGTTTGGAAAACAAATACAACTGGAAATTTACCTGAATTTACTTCTTCCACAAAATATAGTTTTGTTCCTTCAACTGGAATATTAACAACTACTGGATTAGCAACTGGAGCCGCTTCATTTAGTGGAGTAATTACTGGAACTGCTAACAATGGCTTCCTTGCTACTGCTAGGGGTGTAAATGCTACTTATGCAATCATAGGAAATACCGGCGGCAATACTTTTATTGGTAGGGATGATTCTACTGGTGGTGTAATTAGTGGTGTTGCTTATGCTTCATTATTTTGGGCAACTGGTGCTTATCCAATATTATTTGCAACCAATGGAACTGAAAGATTCCGTATTGGTGCTTCAGGTCAATTAGGTATCGGTGGTGCTACTTATGGAACTGCTGGTCAAGTATTGACTTCAGGTGGCGCAAGTGCCGCACCTACATGGTCAGCCGCTACTCCTTCAACTTATCAAGCAAACTACACAGTTGTTGCTGGTGGTGGCGGTGGTGGTAATGCACTTGGAACAGGAGCATATTGTTCTGCTGGTGGTGGTGCTGGCGGTTTATTTATTGGTTCATTACCTTTAAGTATTGGAACAACTTATACGATTACTGTTGGTGCTGGTGGCGCTAAAAGTGGAGTTGGTTCAAATTCAGTAGCATTAGGTTTAACTGCTTTAGGCGGCGGTGCTGGTCAGCCAGTAAGCGTAACTGCTAATGGCGGTTCAGGTGGTGGTGCTGGGGACCCAGTTGGTACTGGTGGTGCTAGTGCTGGTACTGGAACTGCTGGACAAGGTTTTGGTGGTGGTTCTGCTTCAGGTGGTGCTGGAACCGCTGGCGGTGGTGGTGGAGCAAGTCAAGCTGGTCAAGGAACAGTTGGTGGCAACGGAATTTTTGAAAACTATACTAGAGCTTACTACGGTGGAGGAGGTTCTGCTGGTAGCGGTGGCACAACTTATGCTGGCGGTCTAGGTGGTGGTGGTATAGGCGCAGCAACTGGAAGCTCAACTGCTGGAACTGCCAATACTGGTGGCGGTGGCGGTGGAACTTATGGGATAAATGCTGGAAACCAAAATGGTTTAGCTGGTGGTTCAGGCATTGTAATTATTGCTATTCCTAATGCAAACTACACAGGAACAACAACTGGAAGCCCAACTGTAACAACTACTGGTAGCGTTACTATTCTTAAATTTACTGCTTCAGGGAGTTACACGGCATGAGTCATTTTGCACAAGTGGTTAATGGCATTGTTCAGCAAGTTATTGTTGCAGAACAGGACTATATTGATACATTGCCTGATAAACAAAATTGGATTCAAACTTCATACAATACTTGGGGAGGCGTTCATTATAAAGCTGACGGAGTAACGCCTGATGGTGGCGTAGCTTTGCGTGGAAATTATGCTGGAGTAGGATTTACATATAATGCTGAAAATGATGTATTTTATGCTCCACAACCTTATCCATCTTGGGTAATTTCTGCTCCTACTTGGTTGTGGCAATCCCCAATACCTTTCCCTGATGATGGCAAAAACTATAAATGGGATGAAACAACAAAATCTTGGGTTAGCGTATGACAAACTTTAAATGGAAATTTACAGAATTATTTGCTAACAATGATAATTTAGTAAAAGTTAAATATTTGCTTACTGGAACTGATGGAACAAATACAGTTGAATCAGAAGGAAATCATGAATTTTCAATTGGTGTAGTAAACAAATCTTTAGCAGATATTGTTGAATCAGATTTGGTTCAATGGATTGAAAAAGACACTATTAAGGATGATGTAAATCTTATAAAATTAGCTATTGAAAATCAATTAAAAGCCATAGAATCTACAAAAAAAGTAGATTTTCCATGGTTAGCTAATACATTTACGGTGGAATAATATGACCCAGCCAATTGACATAATTTCAGGCGCATTAAAAGATATTGGCGCTTTGGCTGGTGGTGAAGTTCCAACTGCTGAAGCCGTACAAGATGCTTTAAACATGATGAATGGCATGATTGACCAATGGTCTAATGAATCCATGATGGTCAGCTATAAGACTGAAATCATATTTCCTATTACGCCAGGTCAAATTCAATACACCATAGGCCCTGGCGGCACAATTGGTTCAAACTTTACTGGTTCTATTACAGGCAATGTTTTAACTGTTACTGGTATAACCCAAGGGGCATTAGCCCTAGGGCAAACATTAGCTGGAACGGGGATTGCAAATGGTACAACGATTACTGCGTTTGGCACGGGTGCCGGTGGCAACGTTAATGACAATGGCACATACACCGTTAATATTTCTCAAACAGTTAGTTCAACATCCATTAATGGCTACTACCAGCGCCCTCTTGCTATTCAGTCTAGCTTTGTGCGGATTAACACTAATTCTAATGGCACTCCTATTGTTAACGGGGGCCTTGACTACCCAGTTGCCGTACTCAATCTTGAAAATTATGAAATGATTGGTTTAAAGACTTTAGCCGGTCCTTGGCCAAAAGCAATGTATTACCAACCTTCCGACCCATTAGGTAACATTTTTGTATGGCCAAACCCTTCACAGGGCGAAATGCACATATTTGCAGATACGTTATTTACACGTTATGCCACCGCTTATGACAATATTGTTTTGCCACAAGGTTATGAATTATGTTTGCGTTGGTGCCTTGCTGAACGTTTAATGCCAATGTACGGCAAAAACGACCCGGCGGCATTAGCCATGATTGGAAAATATTCTGCACAAGCTAAAGCCACATTAAAACGCACTAATATGCGCCCAATACAAGCTTCTGTATTTAGCGATGCTTTGTTAGTTGGACGTCAAAAAGATGCTGGATGGATATTAACTGGCGGTTTCTTAAGATAAAAGGGGCTTTATGCCGGATTTTGGATTTGTTGGCCCATCATACGAAGCCCCGTCCATCTACCAAGATGCACAGGAATGTATAAATTTTTACCCTGAAATTGACCCATTAAAACAACCAGGTCAAAACGGGGTTGTAGCACTTTACCCAACGCCAGGACTTACTGTTGCCGCCCAAATGTTTAATTCTGCGGAAGTTCGTGGGATGCGTACTGTTTCCGGCGGTAATTATTGCGTAATAGTTTGTGGTCAATATGTTTACGTATTAAATTCCAGCCTTACTCCAAACCTTGTTGGAACACTTAATTCTAATTCGGGCATGGTTGGAATTACTGATAATGGTCAAAACGTTTACATTACAGACGGTTCTTACCGTTATACATGGCGCATTTCTAATCCATCTTCTGCCCAATTTGTAGGTTCAGTATCAGGAACAACTCTTACTGTAACTTTAATGAAATCAGGCACTATTGCCGCTGGCCAACAATTATTTGGAATTGGCGTAACCCCTGAAACTATTATTACTGCTCTTGGCACCGGTACAGGCGGTACTGGTACTTATACAATTAACATTAGCCAAACCGAAGCTTCTGAAGTATTCAATTCTTCTGCGGTGGCCGCCAAAATAACTGGCTCTATTTCCGGTAATGTTTTAACTGTTACTGCCGTTGCTAATGGCACTTTATATCCAGGACAAACTATTCAAGGTTCAGGAGTAACTGCTGGAACGATTATTACGGCTTTAGGCGGTTCTGCGGCCATTAGTTATAGCATTACGTCAGGCGGTACTGGTTATGCCGTAGGTGACACCGTTACAGTCGTTGGCGGCATATACAGTCAACAAGCAACTTATACAGTAGCAACAGTAGCGGCTGGAGTAGTAACTGGATTAACACCAGTAAGTTATGGCGTTTATACCGTCCAACCTGGAACACCAGCAACAACCACAACTAGCGGTAATGGTACAGGGTTAACCCTTACTTTAACTTTTGGTACTGGTACAGGGGGAACTGGAAGCTATGTTGTCAATGGAACACAAACCGTTGGTTCAGAAACTTTGTATGCGCTTAACTTTAGCGTTTTGCCATCTTCTGATGGCGGCTTTAGTGGTGCGGATGTTGTTGACATTGTTGATAACTATTTTGTATATAACAGGCCAAATACCCAACAATGGGGTGCTTCAGGGATTCTTTCCCCAATAAGTCCACAATTAAGCTTTAGTTCAAAAGATGGCGCACCTGACAATTTAGTGTCAATTATTGTGGACCACAGGGAAGTCTATTTATTAGGTGAAACGTCTAGCGAAGTATGGATTGATGCTGGATTATTTCCTTTTCCATTTCAACGGATTCCAGGAACCAATACCCAGCATGGTATTGCCGCCAAATTTAGCGTTGCAAGATTAGGTAATTCATTTGCTTACGTAAGCCGTAATATTCGTGGCCAAGCCCAAATTATGATGATGAACGGCTATACACCAACTCGTATTAGCACCCATGCCGTAGAAAATACATTGGTTGACCAATATATATCTGATGCACGTGCTTGGACGTATCAATTAGAAGGCCATGAAGTTTACGTTGTTAGCTTTCCAACAATTGATTTAACTTGGGCATATGACATTGCAACTGGAATGTGGCATAAATGGTTATCTGTTGACAATCAGAACGTATTTCATCGTCATCGTGGTAATTGCCAAGCTAATTTTCAAAATATGAACTTGGTTGGTGATTATGCAAATGGACTTGTTTATCAATTAGATAAAAAAAATTACACCGACAATGGCAATGAAGTGCGCCGTATTCGCCGTGCGCCACACATGGTTAGTGATTATCAACGTCAATATTTTGATGAATTGCAAATTTATTTCCAACCAGGCGTAGGCCTTTCTAACGGCTTAACTGCCAATGAAAATCCACAAGCCATGCTTCGCTGGTCAGATGATGGCGGTTCTACATGGTCAAATGAGCATTGGACTTCTATTGGTACCCAAGGCGCTTATAAAAACCGTGCTATTTGGCGCAGAATGGGTTGGGCGCGTGACCGTGTATTTGAAGTTGTTGTTACCGACCCAATTAATGCGGTAATCATTGCCGCTAACCTTAAAGCTAGTGCTGGGAGCAACTAATGGCCAGTAATAATGGAATTTGGACTAGCAGTCAAAATAATCCTTATCCACAATCCCCAATTATGGATGAACAAACCAAGCGACCTACCCGTGCTTGGCAACAATATTTTTTAAATCTGCTAAACTTTTCTTCAGCTACAACGGCTACAAAAGGTTCTGCAACATTGCCTTCAAACCCAGTAGGATTTATTAATGTAACTGTCAATGGTCAATCTTTTAAAGTGCCTTATTACAATCCATGAACCTAGTTTACGTAAAACCTTCTAAACAGTTATCAGTTAAGTCGCAAATAGAAAATTTGCAAAACGAACTGTTAAAAATGCCCCAATCGGACATTGTGACGGAGCATACCTTTTATCCAGGGTTTTATGAACGCAAAATAACTATTCCGGCATGGACTGTATTAACTGGCGCAGAACATAAAACAGGCTACACCGTTCGCCTAGAAAAAGGCACTATTGCGGTAAACGTAGAAGATTCAGTCAAAATATTGACTGCTCCAATGCAGTTTGAATCAAAGCCTGGCGCCCAACGTGTAGGCCGTGTATTTGATGAAGAAGTTGTTTGGATTGATGTTTATGAAAACCCTGACAATTGCCAAGATTTAGACGTATTGGAAGAACGTTTGTTTGTTGTTCCTGAATGTGGATTACAAGATAATAGACTTAAAAAAGAAATTAAAGAAGTTCATGAAGATTACAAGCTTTTTTGTAAAGAATTAGGCCTAAATCAAGAAGAAATTGATAAAATAGTATTAATCAAACATGATTTGATGGAAATGCCAATTGAATATGCAACAGAATTACGGCCATCCAAAATTCATGGTAAAGGTTTATTTGCAACAAAAAGTTTTAAAATGTGGGATGTAGTTTGCCCATGTAGATTAGACGGAAAACGAACACCAGGCGGTAGATATATCAATCATTCGCATAAACAGAATCTTATGCCAGTAAAAATTGGCGATGATATTTATGCGATTGCTTGTAAAGATATTTATCAAAATGAGGAATTATTGTTAGATTACCGTTCTATGGTTCGCGTTAATTTTGGTATTAATTTAAGAGGGGAACTTCCATGTCAGCCGGTGTATCAAGCACAGTAATAGCTGGAACAGTCATTGGCGGTGCCATGCTTGGTTCTGCTTATATGCAGTCACAAGCCGCTGGAAATGCCGCTAGTCAATATGCTAATGCCGCTAATCAAGGCATTAATTATAGCCAAGGCATTTACAATGATATTAAAGGAATGGCACAACCATATATGAATACTGGCACACAAGCCAATTATGGTTTAAATGCTATGTTGCCTGGCCAATATACAGATGCCAACGGAAATATTCAAACTGGTAGCGGTTATTTAACTGCCCAGCCAACAATGAATGATTTGACCAGTTTGATGCCAAATTATAAATTTGGATTAACGCAAGGATTGGGTCAATTTAATGCCGGTTTAAATGCCGGTGGTGGCGCAGTAAGCGGCAATGCTATTCAAGGTGGCCAACAATTTGCCCAAGATTATGCCGGAAATCAATTGCAAAACGCATATAGTAACTACCAAGCAAATCGTCAAAACGTTGCCAGCAACATATTTAACGCTAATAACGTAGGCATGAACGCCCTTGGTACAGTATCAAATGCTGGTACTGGAACTGCTTCTAACGTATCTAATATGTTATCTAGCATCGGTAATGCTCAAGCTTCTGCAACTATGGGTTCTGCTAATGCTTATGCAAATGGTTTAAGCGGTATTAGCAATTACGCTATGTTGTATGGCTTAAACAAAATGAACGCGCCAACTCCACCGGGCTAATAGGAAACAATTATGGCTGAATTTACTGCGGATTTAAACCCAAAAAATACTAATCAAATGACCCTTGGGGATATGATGAAAGTAGGCCTTTATTCGGCCGAAACTGCTATTGCACAACGTCAAGCGCAAATGGCAGAACAAAAAACCAAAGAAATGCCAATTATTCAGCAATGGGCAAAAGACCCAGCAAATAAGCTTCCTGATGGTTCTTTTGATTTGGAACAAGTTCCAGCATTAATTTCAGTAGCCCCAATGTCCGGTCCTGAATATGCAGACAAAATCATTACCTTAACTAAAAACCATATTGAAACCAATAAAGCTTTAAATGAACTTTCAGAAAGCAATAGAAAGCCTTTTGCTTCCGTTTATGGTTCTTATGGACAAATGGCCGCAAATGGCCAAAAAGTTAACCCAACAGACATTATCAATTCTTTGGAAACTTTAAAACAATACTATCCACAATTAACAAAAGCGGCAGATGGTCAAATTAAAGGTTGGAAAGCTTATCCGTCAGACCATCCAGTTGACCCACAGTCCTTGTTAAAAGCACGTAATGAATCATTAACACCAACACAGTTAATTGACCAATTTGCACCTAAAGCTGAAACCGCTACTATTGGTGGCGCACAACGCCCAGTTGTACGTCAACCTTCTATGACCGGCGAACAACCTAAAATTACTCCGGTTGAATTTGGTGGCGGTCAAAATGCCGTTGGTGGTGGCGGCACAACTGAAGCGCCTAAACCAAGTGCTAAAGACCGTGACCTTATTAAGTATGACCAATATCTTGATTACAAAGGCAATCCAGCCCTTGCAAACTACACAACAGAGCAAAAAGAAGCTTTGGATAACGGTAAAAACTTGCTTAAAGAAAGCAATGCACTTGCTTCTGCCGCTAAAGAACAAGAAGCTAATACACGTGGCGTTATAGAAAATATTTCTGCCGCTTCAGGAAACCGCCCAGGTCAATTGTTACGTCAAGGTGGAAAATACATTATTGGCAATGCAACACAAGAAATGTTGAATAAAAACATTGCACGTATGGCCGCGGCTTCTGAAGTTATGGGAACTGCTAAAACTGACCAATCCCGTGCAGATGCCAAAGTTATTAATGGTAGCGATGATTTAACCGCACAAGCATTAACTGATATTGTTTCCCGTGCAGATGCTACTGTTAAGGCCGCTACTATGTTTAATAGCGCCTACAACAAACTTATTGAAAAACGTGGTATCAATGGCTACATTCAAGCAGAAAAATTTAAATCTGCTTGGGTTGATAACTATGACGTTCGTATGGCTCAAATTGAAGCTTTAGCCGCTTCTAATTCGCCTGAAGCAAAAATTAAAGCAAACGAAATTTACGCTACTGTTCCTAAAAACCAACGTGACGAATTTAATCGTAAATGGGATAATCTTCATGCTTTAGAACAAGGAAAGTTTAGATAATGTCAGACGATATTGATAATCCTGGTTTAAAGTTTTTAGGTGTTGATACCATACCTTCAGTTAGTGTAAGCGTAGGTGCGCCAAGCATTTATGACAATGCAAAACCAATATCTAATACTAAAGCGCCGGTTGATACTGAAAATCTACAACCGGATTTACTTGACCGAGTAAATCAACTTAAAGACCTTTGGAAAAGCAATAAAGAATTAAATCCTAAAGGCGAAGATTTGCCTATTACTAGCGGTTACAGAACCCTAGAACAACAACGTGAAGAATATAAGAACCGTTTAAAAAACCCTAATTTAGTAGCTGAACCAGGTACAAGCCGCCATGAAAAAGGCGATGCAATTGACATTCATCCACGTGTCCCTGATTCATTATTGGCACAAGTAGGCTTACATCGTCCATTTGGTGCTAAAGACCCAGTTCACGTACAAATTAACCCTGATTTGCCATACGAATCTAATGTAGAACCAAATACCGATAATGACATTGAAAATTCAGGATTAAAGTTTATTGACCAAAATTACGAAAAACCTAAAAATTGGCTTGAAGAATTTAAAAAACCATTGCATGAAATGTCAATGGAAGATTGGAAACAAAAAAGTTTAGCCGCACCGATAATAGCTTATACCGCTGGCAGTATGCCGATAATTGGCGATGAAGCTATGAAAAAAGAAGCTGAAGCCAATTTGCTTGCAAAATACGAATCTGCTAAACAAGGCCTTAAATCTTTTGCAGAACATCCTGGTGAATCTATTTCTAATATTGCCAAAAATATTTATGAGAATCCTGGACGTTTTGCTGGCGAAACGCTTAAAGGCGCAATCTATGACCCTGAATTTGCAGTCAGAACACCATTAGGTAGCATGGTTGCAAAAACTGCTGAAAAAACTGGCAATGCAATATCTAGCATTGGTGGTGCAGTTGGCCGAAATGTAAAAGCCGGAACCATTGGAAATATTGCAACTGATGTAATGGGTATTCCTATTGATAAAAGCGGTGAAGTATTGCGTGAAGCCGCACGTTCAGGTTATGCCAATCCACGTACAGTTTCAGAACTTGCTGAAAATATGCGCGGCAATAGGTCGCCGGCTGATTTGGTTGAACAATTCCGTTCTGCTTTGGAAAACACACGTCATGCACGTAGCGAAGCTTATAAACAAGGTATTGCAACTACCAAAGACAATCAAGTATTTTTGGACTTTAAACCAATACGTAAAGCTTTTGATGAAACACTTGAATCTTTAAAATCTAAAAATCTTGGTGTTGAAACTCCAAAAGTTACTGAAAAAACAATGTCCAAAGTTAACGAAATTAAAAAAATTTTGGACGAATGGGAAAGCAAACCCGAACTTCATACTGCTGGCAATTTAGATGATTTAAAACAACTTATTGATGATACTTATTCAAATGACATGACGGCAAATGCTAAACGTATCATGACAAATACTCGTAATGCCGTAAAAGATACCATTGTTAAACAAGACCCAAATTACGAAAAAACAATGGCTGAATATCAAGAAGCTTTAAATACCGAACGTGAAATTGAGAAATCTTTAGGTCTTGGTCCAAAAGCTTCTGTTGACCTTACATTGCGCCGCCTTAAAACCATGATGGGTCCAACATCCACTATGGGTAATGAATTTAGACGTGAATTAACACGTCAATTGGAAGAATCAGGCAATAAAAACTTAATGGAAGCATTAGCTGGTCAATCATTAAAAGAATGGCACCCATCCGGTTTAGCTGGTCCAGCATTAGGAATGAACGCTTTATATACTGGTGGTCGTGTTTTCTCAGGTGATTTAACGCCATTATCAGGGTTGGCACTTCCATTCCAAAGCCCACGTGTAATGGGCGAATTAATGTATAAAGGTGGCCAAGTTGCTAGAAAAGCAGTTGAAGCCAAACAAGCCGCAAAAACAAAATTAAGTGAAATAACTTCTAGGAAATAATTATGGCAAGCGTACTTTTATCCCCAGTTGGTAACGGCCAACAATTTTTTGATAACAACGGTGTGCCATTGGCCGGTGGATTGATTTATCAATACCAAGCTGGTTCTAGCACTTTGTTGACTACTTATACAACGGTTAACGGTACGGTTGCTAATGCTAATCCTATTGTTTTGGATTCTAGCGGCCGCCCAAGCAATGAAATTTGGATGCAAACTGGATATAGCTATAAGCTTGTAATTCAAACATCCGGCGGTTCTACATTGCAAACTTTAGATAATTTATATCCAATTTTGCAAAATGCTCCTTCAAGCGCCCCAACATTGCCAAGCGGTGCAATTATTTTATGGTCAGGAAGTATTGGTTCTATTCCTTCAGGATATGTAATTTGCGATGGTACAAATTCAACGCCGGATTTGCGTGACCGTTTTGTTATTGCCGCCGGTAATAATTATTCAGTTGGTCAAACAGGCGGTTCTGCTGATGCTATTGTTGTAAGTCATAATCATACCCTTACAGACCCAGGACATACACATAATGCTTTTTTATCTGAAGGTTCTGTAACTCTTACATCTGCAACTACAACAAGAAGTTCACAAACTGCTATTGCAGTATCCGGATATATTGCATCCAATACAACAGGTATTACTTTAGCTTCTGCTGGTACAAGCGGTACAAATGCTAATCTTCCACCATACTACGCATTAGCGTACATCATGAAAACATAATGGAAATGACTATGTTTGAAATTGACCCTGTTAAGTATGGCGTTTTATGGCAGAAAGTAGAAAGCTATGAAGAAAAATTTGATGAAATGTCTAAAAAAATAGACAAAATGGAAAGTTCAATAGAACAATTGGTTGCTATGGCCAATAAAGGCCGCGGTGGATTTTGGATGGGAATGATGTTTATTTCCGGAATAAGTTCTTGTGTTGGTTTTATTGGACATTATTTAAGTAGCAAATAAGGACGGTATAAGAAAGTGTTTAATGTCAGACCCGTTTGGAATAACAGAAGGAGTAAAAACTCTTTCCGGTAGTCTTGATGCAAGCCGGGAAGCGGCTAAAGGTTTATCTAAAAGTATTGAAAGTGTTCAGCAAGACGGTATAGACGTAGCGCAACGCAAGGCAAATGAAAGACGTAGGGCGGCACGGGAAGCAGAACATAAAAAACAAACGGCATTAATAAAAGCATTGGAAGATTGGAATAAAAAGAAGCAAATTAGCGACCAAGAAGCAAAGTTAAAAATAGACTTTGTTAAGAAGTACGGCGCTAAAGAATGGGATGCAGTATTAAGAATTAAGTTGGATATTGAAAATATGGAACGCAAAGCAAACGAAGAATATCAGCATGACCTTAAAGAAGTGCGTAGAATTCAATTTATTTGTTTTGCAGTAGCGGCTTTAATTGCCTGGTATTTGACCTGGGGTATTAAATGAACGAAAGATGGCTATGGTTTTTTACAGCATTGTGTATTTGGCTTATTGCGGGAATTTTAATTATGGGAACTTACTAATATGTTTAGCATAAGGAAAACATCATGTCTTTAGACCCTATTTCAGCCGCACTTGACCTTGGCGGCAAACTAATTGACCATTTCTTTCCGGACCCAGCACAAGCGGCCGATGCCAAATTAAAGTTATTGGCACTTCAACAAAGTGGCGATTTGGCCACAATGACTGCACAAACTGATATTAATAAAGCGGAAGCCACAAATTCATCCGTATTCGTGTCAGGATGGCGCCCAGCAATCGGTTGGGTATGCGCCCTAGCATTGGCCTACCAATACTTATTTAGACCCCTTGCTGGCACCGTAGCGGGTGTTCTTGGCGTTACTATTCCCCCTTTGCCTGGCCTTGATGACAATTTATGGCAACTCATGATGGGTATGCTTGGTATGGGCGGTTTACGTACTTTTGAAAAGATTCAGGGAGTTGCTTCAAAATGAACAACAAGGAACATATTCTGACGATTGCCGCATGGTCATTAGTTTGTGTTGTAGTGGCTATGTTAGCTATGTTTGCTTTTGCAGTAATTGACCCAAACGTTGACGATGAAAAAGTATTTCAAATTATTGGCCCAGCATTTCAAACTATTGTTGGTGGTTTTATTGGTCTTATTACTGGCATAAAGATTGGTAATAGCGATGACGAATGACCAGCTAATTGCTTTAGGTATTGACGAAAAATGGTTAGAGCCATTAAATACTACGTTTGATAAATACGAAATTAATACCCCAAAACGTCAAGCTGGCTTTATTGGTCAATGTCAACATGAATCCGGCAATTTTAAAACGCTAGAAGAAAATCTTCATTACAACGCCGGCGCTTTAATGCGTGTATGGCCTTCTAGGTTTCCTGATGCCAATACTGCTGAAAAGTACGACAACAATCCCCAGGCAATAGCCAATAAAGTTTATGCCGGACGTATGGGCAATACAGAAGATGGTGACGGCTGGAAATACCACGGTAGGGGCGTTATTCAGCTAACCGGTAAGGATAACTATGTATTTTGTGGACAAGCCCTTAAACTGCCTTTAATGGACAATCCTGACCTATTATTAGAGCCAATGAACGCTATGCTATCTGCTGGATGGTTTTGGAATAAACGTGGCCTAAACGCCACGGCTGATGTGTCAGGTTGGGAAGAAATTACTCGAAAAATTAACGGCGGTGTGTTGGGTTTAGACGACAGAATTGCTAAAATTACTAAAGCATTACAAATCTTGGAAGGATAAAAAATGGCTACAAATTT